TATTTCAATAGGTCATTATTCCCCGAATATGAGTTCTGCGCATCTGATGGGACACAACCTGCAAATAGCAATAACAAGTTATTTGGAGGATTAGTTATTTAACATTTTTATAAGTAATACCAAAAGCACAATTTCTAATTGAATTAGGACTAACATTAAATTTTTTTGACAATTCTAATGTGTTTGAATTATATTGATTAGAACCTTTTTTAAAATATTTTCTAATATATCTAACATCATTATCACTTAATTTTGCACTACCATTTTTATAATTCATAGTTTTACCTTTATTCCACGATGATTTACCTTTCTTTTTTTCACTTAATATTTTTTTAGTTTCTTCTGAATGTTTTTTACCTTTAAAAGGATTATTTTTTAACATTCTTTCTCTCATTTTTTGAATCTGTTCATCAGACATAATATGATTATTTTTACCTTTACCACCATCCGTCATATTAACAAGAGTGCCAAGACCTAAATCTTTACGACCATAAAAAGATATAAGTTTCTTTTCTAATTCATAAGTTTCTTTTGATTTTAAATTATCTTTATAAATTTCAATCAAATATCCGTGTTCTTCAACTTCTTTATGCCATTCCTGACTTCTATCATATTTAGATAATGGTCTTTGTCTGTTTCCAATTCCAACATAAAAAACATATTCGGGATTATCTTTTCTTCTGTGTAAATATACAAGCGACATAATTTTTTTTTACAAATATAGGTTAAATAATTTAAAAACTCAAATGATTTACTTATATTTATAAATATGATTATACCTGAATATATCCGAGGTGAGAGCATCCAAGGCTTCGTTCAACGATGTTTATCAAATAGGGAGATGAGAAGAATACCTTTAGACCCCGCAATCAAAAGGGTGTTGTGTAGAGAACACGCAGAACAGGCAAGGGAATATATTCGTCAGCCATTCAATCAAGAATAACCCCGTATCTATCCTTTATCCTTTGCAGGAACTGTTTATTTATATCTTCTGATAGATTATATCCAAGACGGCTCATAATGTCCTTAAATGTGTTTACAATCGTTTTATCGTGAATGTCATCAGCTTTTAATACGATATTTTGTCTTCTAACCTCACATTTTTTGCACATTTTATTTCTGCCAGTAAGATTGCTTTTGACAACATTAAACATATTCTCATCTTTTGTTTCACCACAAATTCTGCAAGTAATCATATCATATAAATTAAAAAACCCCCATCATTAATAAAGATGAGGGTTTAAGGTTAATTTAATGGGAGCATTAACCTTTATATTGTTTTTCTATATAATCGTCCATTACTTCAAACTTATTTATAAGTTCTTTACTATATCCATCAATAATAAAATGTTCCAACATAGCTGTAATTTTAATTATATCTGATAATGAAGGACATATCCCACACTCTTTAAAGTATTCAAGGGATAATTTGCTCATAGATTGTCTTGCGATAATTCTGTCTTTGTTATTTTTTTCCATAATTTTAATTGTTTTATTGTTTTATTGTTCTATAAATATAAGAAGTATTTATTTAATAGACAAATAATTTTTTAAAAAATCTTATCAAAATGAAAAAATTAACAAAAGATCAGTTTATGGGTATTGTAAGACACATCCTAACCTTCGTTGGAGGTATATTTGTAATCAGGGGTGTTGTGGAGGAAGCTTTAATTGCTGAAATATCTGGTGCCCTTATGACTTTAACTGGTAGTATATGGTCAGTTTTAAGTAAGATAAAAGAAAATAAAGAACTAGATTAGTCATCTTTTTTATATTTTTTCTGGTATAACTCAATGATTTTCATTATTGTGTAAACTATTGATGTGCATAATAGCATCAATTTAAGTATCATTTCAATATTTGCGAAGGATATTGTTATTGATGTCAGGTTAATTAGAATAACCTTATCTGATAATATATCTTGTATTTTCATAATTTAATTTATATATGATAAATACAAATTAATTAAAAGAGCGAAACACCATATTTTAATTTAACTCTATGGTAAAATTGTTGTGGTATATCTTCGTTGAGGTTATACCCCAGTCGTTTCAGTATTAACTTCCCTTGCTCAAATTCCCAATCTTGTAATTTTGGTTTTGTATCCCCATCATTCTTTCTGCAGTTTTTGCAAGTATAAGAAATGTTAAATATTTTGGATATGTCTTTATGAAAAAAAGAATGTGGGTGCCATAACTCACAACGATTGCATCTATACAACCATTCACCATCGGCACCCATTATTCTTCTGTTATTGATTTTTTTAGTCAAAATGAATGGTTATTCCTTTTATCCTTGAGACATCAATGTTATTACCCTCCACAATATCGATTATTTTGTTTTTAAGAAACTTTCTTTCATAATCCAATAACTTATTCACCTCATCATCTTTTTCTTCGTTAGAACTCTTTAAAATGTCTTTCATAATAAATGAATGATTATCTACATTCCATCTTCTGTTATTATTGATTTGAGTAATAAGAGTTCTTGATACTCCAAAGATGTCTGCAATCTGTTGATGGGTATGTTCACCCATTTCCAATAAGTCCTTGATTACACGGACTTTTTCAATGTTTAATTTGTAAGCTCCAATCATAATTAGTTTTTTTATTTTGTTTATTTAATTATAAATATATGAGATTTTGTTTTTTTTATCAAATGTTTTAATATATTTATATTATAGTTGTCAAACTCCGAAGGGGGGATTCTTGAAAACATCTTGTCGTAACACTCATTCATTTTTATATCCCCCCTTTTTTTTTCTTTTAATATTTACAGATTTTTCAAATTACCATATATTTATTATTAGTGTGGGTCAACGGATTTTGGCAACTACATATCCGTCCACGACAAGATGTAGAATACATCGAATTACATAACAGAGACCATCAAGTTGATTATGTCTATAAAATTTAACCAAACTTCAATCATAAGTGTTAGGTTGTTGGTTCAGATAAATCAACTAATTTTTTATAATTGGTTTTTCTTTTTCTTTTTTGGCATTTTTTCTTTTTCTTTTTACCCACTTTTTTTATCCAAGATGTAGAATACATCTTGGCAATTATTAAACGAAGTGGTTAATCAACTTGTTGATTATGTTATTTAAATTACTTATTATTAAGTATGAATAATAAAAAAACTACTATGAATGTATTTGATGATATAGAAGAAGCTATAGATTTTGTTGATGAATAGTTTAATTAGTTTATATTTACATATAACCCCCAGTTGTAAGTTTTTTATTTCAGGCATTCTGTCGTCATAATTCAAAGTTTTATTAGTTTTTTTTCTTACACTGGGGGTTTTTAATTAAAAAAACAAAATCATAGATATTTATGAATATGGATAATATTGAAATATCAAAATACTTTGAACTTAAAGATGAAGATAAAATCTATGTTAATAGATATGTTTTATCTATTTTGGATTATGAACTTCAAAGATTGCAAGATATATTTTCACCAAAAGAATCAATTCAAATATTGATAGATGGTTTGATTGATAAAAAAGAAATATATGAAATCAATGAAGATTATGAATATTGTCAAATTATCTCCAACATAATAAATGTATTAAAAAATAAATTGGATGCCATTAGTTGAAAGAAGACCTGGTGAACAAAGAGATGAATTTATCTCAAGGTGTATGGGTGATTCAAAAATGATAATTGAATTTCCTGATAATAAACAACGATATGCTGTTTGCATTTCTCAAAGTAAGAAATAATCATAATGCCTTGTAGTTGTAAGAATAATCAAAAAAGAAGAGCATTAACACTTCTCAACGGAAGAAGTTGGGAACAACTCAATGACATAGAACAAGGTCAAGTTGAGTCTTTATATCATCAGCAGTTCAAAAAATATGGAACTGAAGAAGAAATATTAAATTGGTTAAAATGATTATACAAGGGGATTGTTTTGATTTAATTAAATTGCAACCAGACAACTCTGTTGATTTGGTTATTACCAGTCCACCTTATGCTGATATTGTCAATTATGGAAAAAATATATCAATTAAAAAACCACAAGAATATTGTGATTGGTTATTACCCCTTTTTAACGAGATACAGAGGGTTTTAAAACCCAGTGGTAGTTTTATACTTAACATCAACGATAATTGCAAGAACGGGTTAAGAAACCCCTTTATCTATGAATTAATCTACAGAAGCCAGAAGGAAACAAAATTAAGGTTTTATGATACTTATATCTGGCATAAAAAGAATGGAATACCCAATGGTTCAAACAAAAGATTTAGAAATACCACAGAGTTTATATTTCATTTTGTTAAAAACCAAAAGGAGTTAAAGTTTTATATGGATAGAATAATGGAGGAACCATCACAAGCAACCAAAGATAGAGCAAAAAATTCTTGGAGTATAACTAATCACGGGGAGACAAAAGAAGGTAAGAGAATAAATAAAAAGTATTTGACTGACTACAAACCAACTAGCATCAGACCTGATAATGTATTTAGATTTTATACCGCAGGATATGCAAGAGACAATCACATTAAACATCCAGCACCATATCATAAACAATTACCAGAATATTTTATCAAGTTTTTAACAGATGAAAATGATGTTGTCCTTGACCCTTTTGCAGGTATTGGAACAACTGGTTTACCTTGCAAAGATATGAATAGAGAATTTATTGGATATGAATTAAACCCCAAATATGTTGATTTTGGAAATAAAAGAATAAATGGTGAAGAATTGGAAAAATGGTTGGTATGTCAATATGACCTCAACGATAATCTAATTGCTTGTTATAAAAATAGAGATGAAGCCTCAAGAGCCACAGGTGTTGAATCAGGTGATATTATGAGAACATATAATAGAACAAAATTTACAACAAGGGGTGGTTATATATGGAAATTACAAAAAACAATATAATGGGAAGAAAAGCATATACATCAGAATTATTGGTAGAAAGGGGAATATTCCCTGAGGATTGGGAAGAAAGGTTATATGAGGTTGCAAAAAAGGGAAAAGGTAAAATGTATTATGCAAGTGAATTGGGACTTCATAGAGACACTCTATATAGTTTAATTGACCGAGACCCCAAGTTCAAAAAGGTAATCAAAAAATGTATGGAACTGGCAGAGCAATGGTGGGTAGATAAAGTAATTGATTCATTTGAAAATGAAAACTCCCAAAGGTTAAATACAAATTTATGGATTTATATGGTTCAAAACCAGTTCAGAGATTC